ACAGTACATAAGTCGCATACGTGTATTTTCCGCAACCTAGCTTTTTGTCGTGTTTTGCAATATCAGAAATACTTATATTAGTAATTCCAAACATGCGCAAGAATTTATATACATGCTGCACAGTGGTGCTCGAATAATTCCAATATTCTCCAATGGTTACGCACATATATGGTTTGCTAGAATCATCACGATTTTCAGATAGGAATGATATCTCACAAACACAAGTATCATAGCTTATGAGTCGCATTGTACTATTGAAATGCCCGCGGCTATGTACGCATGACGTGGTTACAATGCATGCATCGCAATTGTTTAACTGTTGTATGCATGCATATTGCAACGCATCATAGAATCGTCTCACAGTACCAGCAATGATAAAGCCGTTTTTTGGTGCGCTAATCTCAAAATCGACGCCATTATTGCATACCATGTGCGCATGTTTCACAAAGTCGTGTGCATAGTGGCGACCAAACATAGTCCTTTTGATAGTCATTTTTAGTGTTCCCTTCTTGCTAGTAGATTTACCAGTATCAATATTTACAACTGTTGAATTGCATCATAAATAGCATGCCAAAACTCAATATTACTAGGATACATGGGTAAGGTAGCCAAACACTTGTCATATGCATACTCAAAATCAGACACATATGGTGTGTCGTATTCGGTGCATTCAATCTCATACCACGTAAGATTGTAAATGTGTCCGCTAAACGTCTGGAATAGGTCGAATCCACAGAACCATTCCTTTGCATTAGCGTCATACCAGTCGAACGATTGACAATAACCAGATATGCCATTTTTGTACGCATCGCCTGTGATATTAATTTCATCATCCGCAAACGTGATAATGTCGCCGTTGGCAAACTCGCACGACGTATCTGTGCAAGCAACGATGATGGAATTGCGTAGCTTTTCACTCATTTTGGTACATCCCTTCTTGTTTGGTGTTCCTTCCTTACGACACTAATATTACTACATTCATGACGCTGCACAAGCGAGAATCGCAAAGTTTACGAAAGAATTTTGTTGTAAAAATCAACACACGTCAACTGTTTTTTCAACAATCTATCAACAACTGATGAAAACTGTTTCGACATATTCATCACGTGTTGAAAACATGTATAAAAGCCTGCATATAAACGCGCACCCACACGCAGCACATAACCCTCCCCTCCCCCTCCCATCAACCTTTAAAAAATTCCGCCACCAAAAAGGCGCACCCCGTGTTGCTTCACGGAAGTGCGCCAATTTTTATTTAAGGATTTTAAAAATCCCCCCACCAGCAACTTACTTCAATCGCACGTCAACTTCAATCACGCTGTTTTCAAAGTGAAAGCCTTTGGCGGAATTGTCTGGAACATGAACAGCTGTAGGCATCTGCGCTGTATTACCAATGTCTGCGGCATTTGGATTTGCGTACAACTTCCATGCACTTGCATCCATGTATGCTACATCCATATCGATTGGTTCATCCCAATTGCCTAACCAACCGTTGCTGGTGTACTGCCATATTGCGGCAAATCTCCACGGACTTACATCGTAGCAGAATTTGGGAATGTCATTTAGGCTACGTTGTTTATTATCAGGATACCCAGCAACCCAAAGACCGCAAGTATCAGCAATTGGATAACCGGCAAACCTTTGAAGATTTGCAGCAGAACAATATACCATAGGATATACGCCAGTAATGGCATGGTATTTGTCGATGAATCGTTGCGCATAAGCACCCCAATCAGCTATGTTTTCATCTTCGATATCCAGCACGGGAATGCCTAGCAGCTCATATCCCTTTGTGTTGTTACGAAAGAATACGGCTTCTTTCTCTGGGTCATTGTTCCGCGCAAAGTGATAGAAACCAAAGAGAATGCCCTTGCGAATAGCCTGTTGTACGAAACCGTCACAGTATGGGTCAACGTAGCGGAATCCCTCGGTTGCCTTTACGATGCAAAAATCTAGCGATTCTGGCAGTTGCAAGCCTTTTTGCCAGTTGCTTATGTCGATGCCGTGTAACATTTTATTTTTTCCTTAGTTAGGACCAAATGGCAGATTTTCAAATGTAAAGTTTATATCAATGTTTCTAACTGCATTATTGGGCAGTGTGCCAGTTAGTTGCAATATGATACCGTTAGTAACGTCTGAGTCGGGAATTAGCGAGCACACACCGCCTATTAAATTCCCCTGAAAATATACCTGCTTGTTATACATACCTATATATGCCTTATACTTCTCAGGAACATCAAATTTAATTACGGGATAATCGGAAGCACTAGAATGCGGTAGACTGTTAGTTGCCAAAAGCGCATCAATTTTAATGTCACCATTTGGCATAATCAGCCCGCCCCACGAATATTGACTTCGAGCTGCAAAATTTTCAGTGTCATTCAGAGTAATGGGTATTACGTAAGGAAGATTTGTTTTTTTAGCATATCCCTTATATATATCAACATTTGTAATCTCAAAATATGTGGCATATTCGGTTGCCGTTTGGGTAATAACGCCTATATCCATAGAGTGATATTTGCTTGCAAATTCATCACTAGGAATAAATGTCAGTTCCGCGTAGTTTTCATAAAGAGAAATATGATACCAACGTGCCACATTTACGTTTCCAACGGTTCCTACAAGCCAACACCCATCAACATCGTACTTAGGTAAGCGACCTCGTATTTGAATCGTATATGGAGTGTTAGAATCCAAACTTTCAGTCAATATGATATTGCCAAGAGTCAAAACGTTTACACCTTCTGTGTAAACTTGACGACCTCTCGTGTGGAAGTTTTTCATTATGGATTCGTTGGACTGTTGCTCGCCGTTTCCATATGTAGGCCTAACAAAACCAATATATGAACTTCTAGTCCTATCATCGGGTGTATCGTAGTTAGCGAACGCAACGACACTGATTTTCCCGACTGTATTGTGCATATTAGTCATAGTGCCGGGCGCACTTCCGCATTGCATGATAACTACGGCACCATCGTTTGGGAATGTCTGCAAAACAAACACAACATGGTCAATATCATAGAGCCGATTATCAGCCGCGGAATTGCGCGAAGTTGCAAACATAACGTCGCCCGGCTGCAAAAGCGTAATATCGGTTTTCCAATTACCTGTAAACTTTGTAAACTGTTTGTGCTCCATATAATATTGAGCCATTGTCCACGTATACATGCGCGAAGCAGCATCGAAATTATATTTAGGAAAGTCTCCAGCGTATGCGCCGATTAGATTGTCGCTTGAACTTCCTCGAACATATCTAGAATTTTCGTAAGTAATACCCTGCAAAACTGCCATTACAAATGCGCTGCAATCGATTTGGTTGGTGCAGGTAGGACTAATTAGTGTGTTACCACCGTAAACCAGATTGTGATTACCAATATAAGTGGCAGCACATGTAATAATATCATTTAGTGGTACAGAGGATGATTGAATTGTACTTTGGCCTGCAACTGGTATAACAAATGACCCATCGTTCCTTTCTATGCTGCCCATTTCAAAATCAGTTTTTTCGAAAAAGCAGAGTCCCCCATCACCCAAAGGCGAATAGTTATTAAGCACACATACATTGTTAGAAGTAGTTTTCAAAAGTTCGTCATATGTTTCAACAAAAGTGCAAGCGTCAACAATATCCTGTACCTGTGCACCAATATCATCAACAGTATCAGAAAGTTCATTAATACTTGTATCGACATGATTTGATAGTGCGGCTACATCACGTCTATACTGCTCAATTTGTGCGTTATAATTGCCCGTAACTACCCAATATGCATTATTTGAAATATCAATTCCCACAGGAACAAACTGTTTTGCGGTATACGAATTTCCCTCGTGAGTGACGATGGTAAGCGGCTCATATTCTTTTGCGTTAGACCACTCGATTGGGTCTGCGAAAAGAGGAACGTAACGGGAACCAATGTACTGAGTAGTTGCCATGATACCTCCTAGTTAACCTTTATTGCGACGTATCCTAGCGCCACAGTATGCGCGTCCGCGTCGCTATTTGCGATGGAATAAGAGAAGCCCGAGTAAGTGCAGTCAATTAGCGTGTAAGTGAATAGAGTAGAAAGTTCGCTAGTAATAACCTGCGCCAGAATGATGCACGAATCGGTTGATTCAAAAGGTGTTGTAAAAACGTAACTCGTGGATACGGAGTCGTTAGCGGGAACAGTAATGTTTTCAATTATGCCAATCTTAAAGCAGTTGCGGAAAACGTCGAAAATTTCGGTCGCATTCACAAGCCCTAAAATTGCGTTGACAACTGTATCATCTAATTCGGTCCTGTTGCCGAGGAATGTATCAAGCGCTGCTGTGTATGCCGTTATGGTGTTATCCAAATCGAAGCCATTTCCAATCTCAGTTTTGATATCAGAAATAGCACTATTAGTGGCACTCAAAGACTGTGCAATGGTAAGGCTATGCGAGAATCCTTCACCGATTTGTTCCTGTATATTTGTATCGGCGGTTTGTCGGTTTAAAATCTCGTCTGCTAAATTATCCGTAAGCGTATTTATTGAGTCGGTGTGCTCAACCGTCAAATTGTCAAGCGTATTAACCTTGTCAAGAATTTCAATTTCTGCGCTGCGCATCGGCTGTGTCTTAGAAATTGCCATTGCTCACCTCCATATCCAGATTCGTAAATAGTGCGTTATAGCTTGCATCGCCACGACGCGCTGTAACTTCTAGGTCAGTAATAAGCTGCTGCAATTGAAGCTGCTTTGCGTTGAGCGTATAATTAGTATAAGTGTTATCAATCACGCCTTGCGCTGTAGGTTCTGGCGTGAACTTCAAAATCAATCGACCGTAATCGCTACGACCATAAACAGCACCAGTGTCAAAGCTAATCTCGCTCCAACTGTCTGGAACATATGCACAAAAGTATCCATCATCTGTAAGGCCAAAATATACCTGCTTAACGCCAGAGCTAAATAGTTCGGCGAAATTATCACGAATCCAATCAGCAATCAGATTCTTATAATATTCATCATATTCGCCGTCAATAAATTTCTGGAATTCTTCCTGAATGCTGTTAATTGTGTCGCGGTCAATGTTAATTTCATCGCCCATGTATTCGACATATTCGCACAGCTTTTTGAGCAGCTTTCCCATTGCCTTCCAGCGCTGCTCTGCGGAATACACATCCCAGTATAGCGAGGGCAATACTGGCGTTGCTCCGACGAATGATGCAAAAGGAGTAAGGTCATATGCTTTCGGCTCTCGCCCGCAACAATTGATAGGCTTTATATCACTCACGTTCATCACCCCAATCTGTGAAATTGATTCCGCCATAATATTTAACATCAAACAAGTCATTTTCGATGCGGTCAAGCTTCATGATGATGTGCCCAATTGCAAGCGCAAACATGAATGCAATTCCCACACCAACAAATGCAACATCTTCAAGCATCATGTGTGGTCCTCCATATTCGACACGAGAAGGGCAAGCGTTTTGCTGACTTCCTGTAGAACATCAGTATTTTGCTTTATCGTTGTGTTGCACAGATAGAACAATGCGCCGCACGCAACGATGGGAAAGCCAGTCTGATTGATAATCCGAATGATTTCGTTTGCGTCCATTTGATACCTCCTCACCATGCATTGAGACTTACAGAATGAAGCTGTGAAAATAGGTCACCAATGGATGCGCAAATTAGAGAGTCAACATCATAATAATTTCTGACACGCTCGGCAAGCTCAAGCACATCCATCTGTTTGATTCGCTGGTATTCTGTATCATTTCCAGTACTTGCGTAGTCCTCATTTCCAGCAAGTTGAGTTTGCGGAAAATCAGAAAAGATATTGCGCGATTTGTAATACTCTCCTTCTTGCCCTAGTGGCTGGTAGAAATCTGATTCAGGGTCTAGCATGGCATAGAGTTGCATGAATTTTGGCATGATTTCGTTCATGCGATTGATAAACATCTGCTTCCAAATTCCGGGCGGTGTAACGCAAATCTCACGCCACCAAAAGTGCTGCGTAATTCGTTGACACAGTTTGGCGTGCTGTTCTTCGCTATACTTAGGACCGAAATCCCAGCTGGAATCAGAAAGGTCAAACCAGCCTTCCTCTGCAAGCTCACAAATCTGAATCGTGGTGACTGCATGAAAATCAGGGTCATGAGATGCAAAATCATCTTCAAAAATAATAATATTATTCAATGCCATTTTCGCCACCATCCTCATTTGCAGTCGCAAGGTCGGGAAGAAGCTCGGCCTGATGCACCATATCGTGACGGAAATTCCAGTTGTTAGATTCTAGGTCACGATTCCATTCAACTTGAATGTCACCATCAAGAAGATACTCGGGGAAGAACCTATTTAGATGCTCAGCAGCGACGCGCCTTTCATTGAGGGATGCAAGCCGAATAATCTCAGCAGGATTCTTGTGCGCCTGAATTTCATCCTGTGTCTGTCGCTCCATCTTCAAAGTGCTGTTATCAATGCCAAGCATCATATAGACGCGATTCCATACATTCATTTCGTCTTGTGCCATTTCCTCACCAAGATACGGCACACCAGTCTGCATAGCCATTGTGGAAACATCGCGTGCAAATTCTGGATAGGCAAGCACAGCAGGTTCGCCGCCTGCCACCTGTTTCACCATGTTGATTGCGTCTAATTTGCGCTCCTCTGGCACAAGCCAAACAACAGGCATCTTCTGATGAAAACGATTCACATTTTTGGTGATTCGTATTTGCGCAAGCTCTCGGGCGTAAAGATTGATACCTTCTATGAGAGGAAAGCGCGTCGAATTATCACGAATCAAAACGCCATTAAACATGCTGCAATGAAAGCGCCAGCCATTGTTTCCAATCGAATCCCATTGAAAAGGATTATCATATACATCTAGTTCTGATTGGAATTGCACGCGCGTAGAAAAGAACGTGCCAACCATCTTCGGTGGAAACGCAATTGTTGCGCAACCCTCATTGAGCAACGTCCATTCAAGAAAACGTGCATCACAGGTGCTCGGCAGATTAATCCATTTAAAGCGATTCATTGCAAGCTGCATAATAATGTTGCGATAGTACATCACCAAACGCGAATTATACGTAGGAGATTCCCACCACATAGCGCGGCCTTCATATTGCCTGTTTTTGTTTCGGTTGCGCCCGCCGCGCTTAGCCATATTGCACCACCTCTAAAACAGGATTGCTTGCCCTTTCCACTATTGATTGTAGCAAATCGGTTTCAGCCTGTAAAGACTGCTGTGTGACTTTAAGCATTTCGCTGTTATATTGTGTATGCATAGCTGCACTCTCGTCTGCGCGTCCATTTTGATACGCGAAGTGCTCCTTATAATCCACAATACTTTGAATTTCCTCGTCAGTCATTCCCTGATATGTTTTTTCATTAGCAAGGATTTCAAGCAAAACGGACACGCTACGTTCAATCGTCGTTTCCTCATTTGTTGACATGAATATCAATCCTTCCAATTTCATCGGGATTCTTCCACACTGTCACGCCACGCAGGAACATATTTATGATAAGCCCCTGAACCGAATTATTGCTGCTTTGCCTATCGTCAACCCAAATGTCCTCAGCCTTCCAATAGCAGAAATGCGACATAGGACACAATCCAGATTCTGCAACATTCCACATCTGATTTAGCGCATATCCATAACGCAAGAAAGTGTCTCCAATTTGTCGAATATCTCCATCTGGCATAGTGCGCACTTTAAACTGTACGCCATTGTACATGCCAAGATAAGCATATGCATTTCCTTTGTCTGGCGTAAGCTGCACAGGCGCAGACATTCGTGCATGATATAAGTCGTATTGTACGCCGTCATGCGAAGCTTCAAGATTTTCCTTTGCGTTTAGCACGCCAACCTGTCGCGTATAAGTTGCATTATCATTGCCTGTGTCGCGCGTTGCATCAGCATTTGCGCGCATAGTTGCAGCTGTATTTCTTGCATTCGTGTTCATTGTCGAATTGGTGTTATTGGTTTGGTTGCTAAATGCTGAATTATTGGTAGTTGTAACATTGGTGTGTAATTTGTTTTCTTCATCTTTAACTAGAGTTGCATTATCTTTTGAGTATCCAGCTGTTTGAGAATTTCCCTGCGTCACAAGACTTGTCTTTGTCACATCACCATTAATTACAATTGCAGCATTTTCTTCTGCCACAGCAGCATGCAACCAACCAGTTGCAATTCCGCCAAGTGCGCCGATTGCAGCACCAGCGCCAGCACCAATGGGGCCACCTGCTGCGCCGATTGTCGCGCCCATGCCAACACCAGACATTGCGCCGCTAAGTGCGCCACCATATACACCAGCACCGCCGCTGTTTTTGGTAGTTGCTGCTGTTACTTCCGCTTCGACACGCGCAGACGCATTAGAAATAGAGTTATTAACTGCTGTTTTTAAATCAAGCGTGCTGTTATTATAAAAAACAATATTGTCAGCAGCAGTATTTGAATCAATTCGATTCTGCACATTTGCAGCAATCGTAAGGTCTGCATTGTTGCGATTACAAGTTGCGCTATTGCTTGTATTCGTAGTGTGCGTCGTAGCATCGCGGTCCGCATTGTTGTACATCGTATCATTGGAGTCATGCGCATTCTCACGCGCCGTGTTTGCACTTCTCACAGCGCTGTGATATGCGGCAAGTGCACGCTTTGCGCCACCACGAATTGCGGTCCAGAAATTGTCCATCTTCCATGCTGTATCAGCATCCATGTAAATCGCATAGCACGGAATGTCCAAATCGAAGCACGCAAGCGACCAATCAGATTTAGGCATTTCCAGTGGTTGGCTGGTGCCATTCATGTCAATCCACGTATAGCTTTGCGACCCTCTGCCATTGATACCGTCAAACCAAATTCGAGCATTTAGATACGGAAACGCAAGCATAGCAGTTTTATGCGCAATTATGTTTCCCGTATTTTCCACACGAATAGTAACGGTTTCGCCATTATTGTCTGTAAGCTCAATTGCGCTATATGGATACGTATACAGCTTAGCCAAATGTCGATACTCTTCTGGAAACGCAAACATTGACTTTGTAAGTGAAATCGCAACTTCGCTATTCTTGCCTTCACATTCGCGCAGCGTATATCCATGAAACGAAATTGAAGTACCAAGCGTAATCATATCTGCATCAACCATAAAGCAAGCAAGAACCGTGCGGAAGAAAACAGGGCAATCATCCTGCACTTTTTTGACGAATGCTTCAGCGCTTGCAGCTGGAATGGCATACATATAACTTCCGTTCGGGATTATATCCTGCGAACGTGCCATTGGATTGCTATGCGTTCTTAGCGAAGAATAATTGTCACCGTCTCCAACCTTAAAACCGTTCACTTGCAGCTGATAACCATAACGCGCATCTGTATTGCTGTAAGTTATATTACCGAACATGTAATCAGGGTCATTGTGCGTGACAGTGCCCATTTGAGTCAATTCAGATGCAGGGCAAGTTGACGCAAAACATACATACTTTGTGCCGTTACCAAATGGAATAAAATTTGAGCTACGCACTACTTCTGCATTTGAAGGTGTAATATCCGGCGCAAGAATATATTTATTGTTTGCAATGGGATTTGCAAGGTATTCATCAACGTCACTATATGCAACAGGCGCATGCCCACGTTGCAGCATCATATATTGAATGTCAACGTCATTCTGATACTGCGTCCACACATCAAGCGAAATTCTGCAACCAGTAGAATTAGGAGCCCTATAATCAATAGAGTCAACAAAGAAGAACCACTTGCGAATGCCAATCTCGCTGTCCTCATAATTGATACTTGGATTTGAACCGGGGAGAACAGGAATCGTTATTACCATATAGTTGTAACGCGCTGCTATATCATAAGGAACAGGAATCTTAACTTCTTGCTCTGGAATATACGAACGGTCAGAATCGAGCGTAATAGTATAATAATCTTGCAACGCGTCAAACCACTTATCACGCAAAATATTTGTGTCAAATTTTACAACATCACTATAATCAGAATTCCACAGCACATTGCACATCTTAATGGTTGTGCCAGCAATCCAGCGCGTATAATCAAATTCGTTTCGATATGCATACACGTCAACATTGTCAACATTCGGAAATCGCGTATCTTTCAATCTGCCGAATTGCATATTTATGTCCAATCTATAAGAGAAGAGGGAGCCTGCGGTTATGTCCGCAGACTCCCTCAGCAAGAAGGGAAGCGCTACGCTACGGTAAACGTAGAGGTAGCCGTGTAAGTGGTAGTTGCGCCGCTAGGATTGATGTACGCAGCAGTAGCAACCACAGTGATAACATCATCAGCGAGCAACTTCTCGTCAACATGGAGCACAGCGTTGCGGTCAACACGGGTACGCGGAGAGTTGATGCCAGTGGTAACAGCATTATCGCCCTCGCCAGATGTGCGTGCAACCGTCACGATAAACGATGCAGCGTCGGGACGAACTTCAAGCATACCATCGTCGTTGTTAGTAATTGCGCCGTTAAGCTCGAGAGTAAGCTGCACATCGGCGCCAGCCGCAACATTCTGCACAGCCGGAGTCATATTCAGACCACTTACAGTCTGCGTAGAAGTCAACACAGCCGTGCCCTCGTCCGTCGTATAACAAATTGCAGGTGCAACTGGCGAAACACTGTGCAGCGACCAATGATGCAGGAAGAAATTAGTAGTGAGCGTAAGCTCATTAGGACGCGAAGTATTGATACGCAGACGGTCACGACACTGGAAGAAATCGCGCGTCGTAAGAATTGCGCCAACTCCGACCATCGGGAATTCGTCAACAGTGACGACACGCTGCTGAATCTCACCCTTCTCCATATGAAATGCGCTCATAAGTGCATCAACGTCAATTGCAGCACGAACCTCGGGAGTGGTCAGGAAAATGAGTTCCTCGGGCTTAGCAAAAACAGGGTAATCTCGAAGCTCAGGAATGTCAGCATGATATAGCGCAGACGGGAAATGCATGCGCTCGGCATCCGCCTTAACCATCTTTAGCAGCGTCTTTGCAGAATCGGTAGAATCAACAGTATCAGACGGAATTGCCGTAAGATTACGCTTGTAGAAACCCATCTTTTGCTCATAATAGGCAAAAAGCTGCATCATGATGCGATATTCGTCGTATTCGTCAGACGAAATAGGCGCTTCCATAGCCTGTGAAATAAAGTTGTTCAGGCCCTCGCTCTCGCCGTCGCCAGCAAATGCGGCCATAAGTTCCTCACGGTTTACCGAAATGGGATACCATTCCTTTCGGTTTACCTTATGAAACCACGTAGCTGCTTCAGGTCGATAATCGCCAAAAAGGTCCTCAATGTTCGGAATATTGGTGTAGGAATGCGAACGCACCCACTTGATTGCAATTTCCTCCAACTTGTCGCCCCATCGAAGGTCCGCCTTCTTGAAGCCAGCAAGCGGATTTCGCCATGCCTGCTGGTGCACATACACGGCACCAATACGATTGATAAGCGCGGAAGTGAACTGATTGTAGAGGTCCAGATTCTCAGGCGCAAAAAGATAGGAAATGGATGCATCCATGTCGTTAACAGTCTCGCGCGGAATACGCTGCTGATAATCGTTGGTGCCCATCAACCAGATGCGGTCAAGAATCGTGCTGTTGTTCTGTGCCATAATTGCTCCTTACCTTTTAACAGAAAAATCAAGCTCAGAAAGTGGCTTAAAATCATCAACAGGTTCAGGGTCGCTATCGTCGATAATGGTTGCGCCAGCTCGTACCATAACTCCCTGCGCATCCTTAATCGCCTTAATGCCGCCCATGATTTCTTTCATGGTATCAGTAAGCGAATCCATCGCACTACGCATTTGAGTGAAATCCTCCATGGTTACGTACTGCGGTTGCGGCTGCTGCGTAGGCTCAGTATTTGCGCCACCATTCTGGTCCGCATTCTGTGCGCCATTGTTCGCATCAGCAGGATTGTTTTTCGGTTCGTTGTTCTGATTGTTATCGGTGTTCGGCATTTTATTTTCCCTTCTCTTGTTGTTTGATTTCTTGCCACACAAAAATGGGTCATAGGAACATGTCTGATATGACCGTCCTATGACCCTAAGTATACCGCAGAATGTCACGTGCCGTCAATTGAAATGCCTACCAAGCACGCATTCATGCGGTGCGATTCAACGCATGGTATCCGCATATGCTACTCATATCAGGCACGGCATCCCACTATCTGAAAGTGTATCACTTAATACCAAGCAATTCAAGCACCCTATAAAAGTCACGCTTTGCGTCAATTGAATCGTATCTAACTATGCCCATCCAATACATTTCGGCAAAACCGCGCATAACTTGATGTAAACGATTTGCAGCAATATAATTTACCCTATTGTCCTCATACGACATTGCATAAATTGGCCTATCAGTATTATGTGGAACCTTTGCGGTTACATAGTAATATCCATCTTTTACATCAGACCATATGCCAAATGTCTTACCATCTAACACAATACCAAACATGAATTTCGCACGCTTTGGTTTTTTCTGCACAAACTCAGATGAAATATTATGAAAAATATTCTGAACGTTTTCTTTGCCAGCAATTGTACCAGATAACATGCGACCCGCTACTGTCCCCGAAGCTTTCTCGGTATTGTACTCGCTCGAATCAACAAAATGCAGCAGAAAAGTTTTGTTCTCATACCATCTGTAACCATAAGAAACATCAGTACCCACGTGATAGCGTGCAAAATAAGGATTAGTAATATCCACAGCATTTCCCAATAGAAATACATGCGGTCGAAGTCCGACCGTATCATTTCTCTCTCGTGATATAGTATCCACAATATTTGCCAAGATAGCAAATTCGTTAGGTAGATAACGATGAAACCTATCTTGTCTGTCAAGAATGCATTCGTCAAATATGAGCCTATCAACATAGTCAAATGTCCTTGTCTTGTCAATCTGATACACCGTCATTGCCACGAAATATCCCAGCAAATGCCATTTAGGTTTTATGTTTTCATCCTCGGGTGCATCGGCCCACCACATATAATGCGAATCGCTGCGAAAGACATATGGCGCGAGTTCTGGCATGCGAGAAAGACGCGAAAAATAGTTATCTGATACTACTGACAATTGTGCCTTAGTGCGCACTATCTCAACATAACGCCTTTGCTCACCTTTATTTTGCAGCTTTATACAACGCTTTATACATGCAAGCCGTAGGCCAAACGTCTTACCCAAACCACGCGACCCGACAACCATTGTCACATCCGCGTCATATGAGATTGTGCGGTCCCAATCGTAATATTTTGCATCACCCATTAGAACAGCTCCACTCGTGCCTTTCCATCTATTACCAACTCCCGCATTCGTGTATCTACATTTCTACCATAGGTATTTCGTAAGTATCTGACATTTGAAGCGTTAGTAAATTTGCTTGTTTCTCCAATCCATCGCCCCGAATTATAAAGCGCTGGCGATTCGTGACAAGATACGTGTGATGATTCACCTCTGTAATCACAAATGACACTATCAAATATGTCGGTTGCCTTCGGACGATGCGACTCCAAAACATGCGAAATATTGTGCGAAATGAAAACGTTATAACCAAGACATGCTCTGATGATGTTTTCTGGGTCATTTCCTTGCGTCTCCATATCATGCATAAAAGTCTCAATATGATACATTCCATCTGGGCGCCTTAAACCAGCGCACGTAATATGAAAACTTCCATCATAACTAACGCGAGCCTTATTCCATGCTTCCATGTGTATCTGATAATGATGCCCTTTATTTTCCAACTCAAAACCACCGATGCCATGCAAATCAGATGCAAGCTCAGGGAAATTCTTCCTAATGCGCACCATACATGCATTTATTGCGTGTGTGCTGATTTCCAACATTGGCGATAACGCGAGTTCAACATCATCATCGGTAACATCTTCATCAAGCGACATTTTCATTGAATCTGTGTCACCACCTAGCACGCGCACCTTTTCACCAAATACCTGCCAAATAAGCTGCATCGCCAAAAGCATATGCATTCGTGAACCAGCCACAATACGCATCCCATACGTATATAACACTCTACAATTATCTGGTTGTGCGTCAGCCCAATTCTCTGGTGTGATTCGCGTTGCATCATCAATCATCAAATCGCCGTTCACACATTTATATTCTGGTCTATATATGTCTTGTGCCATGGTTCCGTAAATAAATGCCGTTAAACATCCCCTTTACCGTGCTGTTATAATAGGATGCAAAAAATTGTTCTGTGCATTCTCCTGCGCGCAACATTCGCGCTATTCCTTCGGGTATCGTTGATGAAATCGGCATTTTGTACATCACCTCCTGACGATACGTAGCATGAATTTGCTTCGCAGCGTCCTTTCTTTTGTATAGCAAATTTGATTGCAATGTAACGAAATCTGGCGGCTTCACGAATGATGCAGATGCTTCGCCAAAATCAGCTGTCATTGAATCCCATTCATAAACCTGTCCAAAACACCACAGCTCAATTTCATTAAAATGCATGATGCACGTTTCCGCACTATACAACTTACCAAAAGCAAACACAGCATTTGTAAACTGATTATACCAGTGATAGCTACGCACCATTTCTTCTTGCGCAACTGCGCCTTCATTGAAGCCAGTCTCTCCACCTATGTCTAGTTTTGGCTTGAATTTGCTCAAAGGTTCAAGCGCCAAACCCCAATGGTCAAAGCACGTTCCCTTGCGCATACGAACATTAGTGAATGCAATTCGTGCATGTATTGCAACCATAAATGGCTTTTCATAATGCTCCATTATTTCACTAACAGGCGTAGCAACAATTCTTTCACAAATCTTTTGCAACGCCTTTGGTGGGCGCACTTTGAAATCGTCTGGCACCATGCGACCATTAATAAACGTATGATGCATTGAAGTTACATCAGCCGAAAGCACATTATGCTGAATCGTAGAAGCATATCTAGCGCTTGTGAAAGTCCAACCTCCGTAAAAACATGCCTTGCGCAACCCATAAATCTCAAACGATTTAGGCAACGACTTCTTGCACAAATTCATGAAAGCCAAATCAAGCGATAACTTTTTGCCGTCCTCTTTTTCGACCTTCAATGTACCAATCTGTCGCTTCGCCATTTGACGCACGATGCCAGTCTTTGTGAGTATCTTCACGCCTAAATCAGATTGCTTCATCCACTCGTTTGACTCTAACAAATATCTAAAATACGCAGGAATAACTTCCACATCTCTTCTCGCGTAAAACAATTCCTCAGAAGTAAGTACAGTTTCTGGGCTACGTATAAGCGAGTAATCCCAATCCCCGAGTGCCTTTGGCAAGCCCGCAGTCCTTCCCATAGCGGCAAGTCCCCGCATTTCAAGATGAAATGTGTCCCAGAACCGCAGCAACACTTTCCCTGCAATTGCTTTTGTGCACAAGTCGATAGTATATACATTCGTACTTGATTGTGCGCTTGCTCTAATTTCATATTTTTTATCCAATTCTTCCATCAAAGGTTGCAAGTCAAACATGAGATTGTAACCACATACAATAGGAATCTTCCCGACAAACTTCCCCCAAATGATGTATTGCTCTATGCGGTCAAGAAACTCTGTCTCATGACGATAAAAATGAATCTCACCATCCTTCTTAGAATCATACGTGCGCATGTCAACACCACGCACATCATTCTCAATAAACAGAATCGGATATGCACGTGCGCTAGTTTTCGACACAATATTGCACGTCTCCGTGTCATAAATCATTGCGATTTCATATTGTGTCCGCTTTTTCATTCTGATTCCTCAGTTTCAGCTAACCCATATTTCTGCGCATACTCTTTACGCACTTGCTCAATCTCTTTTTGCGTCTGCACATCAACATCAGTTGATGCAAATTCTGCTGCTTCATCCTGTTTTGCAATCTCTGATTCATCTTTTGTACGTGTTTTTGTTTGTATTTCTTGCGCCCACTGTTTTACATCCTCTTGATGCTTACCAAGAATCAAATCAATTAGCTCACGCAAATCATCAGCACCATATGCTTCCATAATTGCTTCAATTCTTCTATCTGGTGCTGCTTTCTCCCACGCGCGTTGCGTTACACGAAAAAACGTTCGCATTTCTGCTTCGGTATAACTTGAAGCCGGATTCTGTATATGTTCCTTGGAAACTGGGTCAACAAAATAAGTGCTACCAATTTCTATCGCAGCTTGCGTATTTCTATTTGCCAAACTTTGCGCAGACTCTCTATAAACCTCACGGTCAAAACTTCTTACAGCTTCTCGTGCAACTTCCTTAGCGCGACTCTCGCCTGTTCTAGTTATAAAATAAGACTCACTCCGCAGCTTTTGAATTTCTGCAATCTCACCACGTCTTGCATATTGTTCTGCACGTGTCAGCGAACCGCTGCTGATTTCCTTCTCAAGTCTAGCGATGCGTCTATCCATGCGCCTACGTGCCAAACGATTCTCGTAGGCGATTGACCCTTTTTTACTCGGCATAATAACCGCGTTCCTTATTCTTCATATATGTTGCATCCATTAGTGCCTGAATATCGCTATAGCCAAGCATACACAGCAAATTAACTGTTGCTTGCAACACATCTGCACATTCACATGCAATGCTGTGAATATCTTCCCACTCTACAGCGTTCTTTCTGTCAGAATTATAAAACTCAGCTGCAACCTCCCCAACTTCCTCAACCAGCTTAAACAATTCCTGATAAATATTGCAGTTTGCAAATGACATAACGGAGATTTGAATTTTATCTGCCATGTTCAATGCTCCTTAAAATAAAGCGCCGCACCACACTTTCATGTGATGCGGCGCGTTGCGTTGCGTCAGCTAAGAAATTATTACTTAGCAGGCGGCGCAACAGGGTTAAGGCGCTTAAGCGTGTTTCCACGTCCGGTCTTAATCTCAACAACCGTAGCCCAAAGACCGTCACTCAACCACTTGCCAAGTCCGCCCAAAATAGTTACGGCAGAATCGTAGATACCACCAGACTTAGAGAACAGCGCAGAACCATCACGCTGCACAAGATACGTCTCCTTGCAGGGCTCACCAGTCTGCTCATTTACGCCATCTTTGAAGATAACGCCGATGAACTCAAAAGCCTGTCCATCCTCAACAGTCTTATCAAGAGAAGCAGCAACGTTGAGCGCAGACGTAACCTGCAGCATGCCAGCAAAATCGTTCATATCAATGCCGTAAACCTGCATGGCGTCGGTACCGTCGTTGATTGCCTTAATCTCGTTAGCCATTTCATTCAACCTTTCTAGTCGATAAGAGAAACTTCATCACTGATAATATCAGCATGCGCAAGAAAATCTTCCTGCGACATTGATGCATAAAACTTAGTGTGCGTGAGATTTACCACCATGATTGACGCATTGCCGCACAACTTTGACACAGCATTTTGAGCTTTGATTTTGTCATTATAATAACCGTCTAGAACAAACTCCATTTCGACGATTTCATTATGACTATCAAGCATGCGACAATCACAATACGTCTTAGTGAACGTGCGACCGATGCGACCCCTTTCCTTGCTAGTGTATGCCATTGCTAAACCTCCCTTCCCTTCTTGCCGATTTCCTGCTATTGTAGCGCTTCGGTTGGCTCGGTAGCAAAGCGCGTACAATCAAAATGGTGTTGATAGCAGATATTAGTAGCACTAGAAGCGTGATGATTACTGCGCCGAGAATATATGTTACCTGTACAGACATAAAAGTTCATCCACTCCAAAAACACGAGCAACAGTAAGATTATCAGTAATATCGCTATCCACTGTATCCCTAATAAATTTTAGTGTATCTAAAGCATCCATAGCATCTGCAAATCTAAGCGCGCATTTTATATCAGACGTAAGTAAAACCTCTGTACGATTTGAAAGAGCTATAGTAACTAAAATATCATCCACATATTTAATGGGTTTCATTTCGGCATCACATTTAACAATTACAAACTCTGAATCCTTAATTCGCACACAGAACATTTTTTATTTCCCAATCTATGCCAAAAACCAAACCGTGAAAAGCCAAAGATTGATGCACGTGCAAACCACATACAACGCAAGAAAACCAACTTCTGTGAATGTCCTCATGTTAGTTTCCAATCTGCGATATAAACATTCATATAACCACGTTCGGTTGTCTCAAACCGATGCACATAAAGCATTGCAAGTTCCGGTTTATTTTTCAGCAGAAAATCAGTGGTTTGGTCAAGAGCAGTAAAACCCACACTTCGCCTGTTCACTTTTGGTTCAAACTGGCGATACTTACCAGACTGCCACACAAAAACAGTCCAATGTGTGTGACGTGGTGAAGCGCGCAATAACTCATAAAACTGCATTTTATCCCCTTCTTGTGGTGGCCTTCCCTCTTACTAGGATACATGATAACATAAGTTGTTGTTGAAAAGTTTGA